AGGGGACCTCCACCAGGAACACTAACTGTGGATACAATTGATAAGTTTCCATTTGCAACAGACACAAATGCCACTGATGTAGGTAATTTGTCCCAAAGTAGGAGCACTGTAACAGGGCAATCCTCACAAGAAAATGGATATACATCGGGTGGTGCTGATGATTCAGCCAGTCGTCTAAACACAATTGATAAGTATCCCTTTTCATCAGACACAAATGCCACTGATGTTGGTAATTTGACACAAACAAGAAGTCAACTAGCAGGACATTCATCAACAATATCAGGGTACGCATCAGGCGGTTTTGCTCCTCCACAAACTAATGTAATTGATAAGTTCCCATTTGCCGTAGATACAAATGCTACAGATGTTGGTGATCTAACACAAGCAAGGCGAGAAGTAGCAGGACAGTCATCAACAGTATCAGGATACTCATCAGGTGGTTTTGCACCACCTAATGTCAACACGATTGATAAGTTTCCATTTTCTATAGATATTAATGCAATAGATGTTGGTGATTTATCACAAGCAAGAATTGCACTTATAGGGCAATCTTCATCGATATCAGGATACTCATCAGGTGGTGATGCATCGGGTCGAGCCAATACAATCGACAAGTTTCCATTTGCCTCTGATAATAATGCAGGGGATGTCGGTGATCTAACACAGGCAAGACAGGACCTTGCAGGACAATCATCAACAGTATCTGGATACTCATCAGGTGGTGATGCACCAGGAGGTGTCAACACGATTGACAAGTTTCCTTTTGCTGTTGATACTGATGCATCGGATGTGGGAAATCTATCACAGACAAGAAATGCAGTAGCAGGTCAACAAGTATAACTTGACACCACTCTTCTAATCTAGTATAATATCATTATTTCAACTCGTGAGTATAGTATGAAAACAATCCACTTCTGTAGCGGTCTACCCCGAACGGGTAGTACCGTGCTGATGAATATTCTACAGCAAAACCCCCAAGTATTCACTACGGGTACTTGTGCACTCCCCACTCTACTCAAAGACCACATCCTTGTCAAGTCACGGTTTCGTGAATGCTTTCAGGCAATGGCAACACACCAAGCAGATGCCGCAATGTACGGTCTCATCCACGGTGCGTCTCAAGGTTGGTTTGAGGGACTGACATCCAAACCTGTCGTCATCTCAAAGAACAGAGGATGGTCTGACATTAATCATTTGTTTCCGAACAGCAAGACGATTGCGTGTGTGCGTGACATACGAGACATCATCGAAAGTTTTGAGCGAGTGAACTCCAAAATCAAGGCACTGCACTCGTTTGGTGACGCACAACACCTCTATCCATCAATGATGGAAGTAGAAAAATATGACTACTTCTTCAAGGAAGGCAATGCATTCTCTGCGGGACTATATCAAGAACTTCCAAGACTGATGGAAATATACAAGCAAGACCCATCTCGTGTCAAGTTTGTACGGTACGAAGATTTACTTAAAGACCCACACGGGATGCTACAGAACATCTATGCGTTTCTGGGATTGTCATACTACGAGCACGACTTGAACCACATCGAGCAGTCCGACTTATTTGAGCATGACCACGCATACTTTAGAGAACGCACAGACCACCACACTCAACCCCAATTGATGCCTTGGAAGGAACCCACACGCTCTCTGTCCGAAGGTTTCCACAACAAGGTAATTGCCAACCACAAATGGTTCTATGAAGGATTTTACCCTGATGTGCTCGTTTGAACCCGTCAATGTCAACGGTCAACCTACCTTTGTTGCGAAGGCAATGATTAGTGAAGATGCCTGTAATCAAGTCATCCAAGCATTCAATGTTCTTGACCCACATCAAGGAGTCATCGCAGGAGGTGTTGACAAAAGCAAAAAAGAGTCGTATGATATATCCTTGCCACCTAACTATGTGTTGAAGAATTACCAAACACAATTAGATGAGGTGGTTCGCTGTTATCAGCATTATTTTCGGTTGGATGAATTTGGTCCTCCGCTACGGATACGAGAACACATCAATATTCAGTGGTATCCAAAGGGCGGTGGTGCGTATCACAAAATTCATTGTGACAGAGGTATTGTCGGTGACAGTCCATACAGGGAGATGGTCTTTATGACTTATCTCAATACTGTTGAAGAAGGGGGCGAAACACAGTTTATGTTTCAGAACTTGAAGTTCAGACCTGTCAAGGGATTGACTCTGATTTTTCCCACAGGATGGACTCATCTCCACAAGGGATGCCCTTCTCCAACTGATGACAAATTGATTATCACAGGATGGATTAGTAATGCACTCTAATCAGGAAAACATTTTCCATACCCCGGTTTGGGGGTTTATCTTCAGTGAGTCAAACTATCAGACATTTGACTACACTGATTACATTATAGAATTGTCACAAACGACTCCAAGCGAAACCAAGTCAAACTTTGGAGGATGGCAGTCAAAGGACGACTTACACACACATCCCATCTTTCGGGAGTTCTGTTCTAGTTTGATAAAAACGATGGAAAGTATCACTGAGCAGTACACTCCAAAAAGAATGGAAATTCAGTCAATGTGGGCAAATATCAACACTAAATACAACTATAACGCACACCACACGCACGAAGGTGTCCTCTCTGGAGTTTATTACTGTCAAGTGCCAGAGAACAGTGGTCGTTTGATTTTGGTTGACCCATCGGTCCGAAATCACAATTCAGTCATCAAAAACAATAACTATGGTATCAAACCAGAGCGATTGGCATGTATTGTGTTTCCAAGTTGGTTAGAACATTATGTGGAACCCAATCAAACAGACGAACCAAGAATTAGTATTAGTTTTAATATAGGTGAAAAATGAAGACACCCCAAGAAGTATTTGACAAAGATGGATATGTCGTACTCAAAGATGCACTAACAAAACAGCAGTGTGATGAACTCGTTCAGCATATGTTTAGTTTGAACGAAAAGGGTGCGTTAGTCAAAGATGACCAATGCCCCCTATCGGATGCCGTATACGGTGATGAGGTATTTGATAGTTTGATGATGAAGTTTGCCGAACCACTTGGTAAGCAAATCGGTAAACGACTGCTTCCTACCTATACATACGCACGGATTTATCGTCCGGGTGATGTGCTGAAGAAGCACAAAGACCGCCCATCGTGCGAGATTTCAACCACACTGACATTAGGTTGGGATGCCAAGCACTCCTGGCCAATCTATATGGACGAACAAAAAGAAACGATGGTTCAAATGGAAGTCGGTGAAATGGTTGCCTACAAAGGATGTGAAGTCCTACACTGGAGAAAACCATTCAAGGGCAACTGGCACTGTCAGGTATTCCTACACTATGTGGATGCCGATGGACCGTTCGCAGACCACGCATTTGACGGTCGTAAGGGCATCGGTATGGATAAGACCGAAGGCAATCTGCGAGGCAACAATGCCGAAGTAGAGCAACCCAAGCAGATGCTGACACAACCACAACCCCAACAACCGTTGGATGTTTCGGTCAAGAATCCGATTACGAATGCAACTTTGATTCCAAGCGAAGACGACTTCTTCCCAGGATATTTCCCAATCTTTTCGGAGAATCTACCACAGTTGATGTTTACACCCCAAGAGTGTGACCGTCTCATTCAGGTGGCACGGGACTCTTATCCATCCACTGCGTCTGTCGGTGGTTCGTCTGACAACTCTCGTATTGCCAGAGACATTCGTAAAGCAGACATATATAATATAGAGAATAATGATGAGTGGAAGTGGGTCTACGAAAAGGTTGCGAAGATTGTCGGTGTTGCCAACAAGGTACACTTTCAGTATGACATTACTGGCATCACGCACTCTCTTCAGTTGATTCATTACACTTGTGATGAAGAAATCAAAGGGCACTACGATTGGCACATTGATGCGGGTCGGGGTGAACCTGCGACACGGAAGATTTCATTTACGGCACAACTCTCTAACCCCACAGATTATGAAGGATGTGAGTTGATTGTGAATGACCACTGTAATGAAGTAACAGGTATATTAGAACGAGGTTCGGTGAGTTTGTTCCCGTCCTATATGCCACATACAGTGACTGATATTAGCAAGGGTGAACGGTTCGCTCTTGTGATTTGGATACATGGGTCTAGGAGATTCAAATAATGTCGAGTAAGACAAACGAAAAAGTGACTGAACTTCAGTTGAAAAGTGAAGAGCAAGATAAACCACTTGCTATCTTTGAGGAGATTCGTACCAACACCAATCTGATGGTGTCTGATCCCGCAAAGATGAAAGTGCCAAATGCGATGGTGTTTGGTCGGGGCACGACAGGCAATCTCCCATCGTTTGGGGGTCGCACACTCAACGAGAACACACAACTCGTAGACCAAGCATTGGAAAATGTGGGTGAGTTAGAAAGCATTTGGAACCACTCACACTCACAGTGGGCATGGAAGCACATCAACTTCTCGTACCATTCACCGATGAAGAATATGCGTCAGATTTCGGCAGAGATTGCTCGCAAGAAGTCGGCACTCAACGAAGCAAAATGGCGACAGGTCAAGAACGAAGCAAAGATTCGTAAGATTGAAGACGAACTTGTCAATAGCACAGACATTGACTATTGGCGTGAAGTTGACCTCAAAATCAAACTTGCCGAACTCAAAGAAGGTATGGTTGAGGGAACCAAGTACATTGAAGGTGCGATGAAAGATGTTATGGCACTCAATGAAATCTACGAACAACTCAAGGGTAAGGTCAACTCTTTCAACGAACACGATGTTGAAAAGGAAGAAACCAAGTCACACCTGAAACGTTCTATCGTTCAGTCCATTCGTGATGTGCGTCAGTACGGATGCATCTCAAAGGGTGAGCAGGAGTATGTGGAGCAAATCGGTGTCAATCCGATGAAACTTCAGAAACTCATTCAGAAGTATGTTGCGTCCGAAGCAGAGCAAGAGCATTGGGACAACCGTGAACTGATTGCGTTTGTTGACCAATTGACTGAAGAACTTGCCGAAGTTCACAAGGTAGACCATGTGCGTATGGAACTGATGGGATATGACCCAGAACCATCCGAAGATTGGTCTTACACAGACAAACTCGCACTTCCACACACAATGCGTGATGATGACGAAGAAGAATAGTTATAAATACACATACTGTATTGAAAACATCCTAACGAACAACGGAGAGGAAGAATAATGGCAGTCGCAGAGTACATGATGCACCGTATCGAAGGCGGTACTCGTAGAGCAGTACCTGAGTTCATTGGTGATCGGGGGCATTGGCAGTCACCTATTGACAAATCATACATCGGTTGGATTGACGATGCTAGGGACTACTATGTTCCTGATACGGTCACAACTCTGACAAAAGCAGAGTTTGTTACTCGTCTGTTGACAATTCACAACACTGAAGGTCATGCTTACATGACAAGTGTCGAACCAGATGAAACACCAGTTGAGTTGTCAAACACAGAAGTAACAACCACTGCTGAAACTTGGTATGACGCATTCGTCACAAAGAACTCATAAGAACGGTAATACATAATGGAAAGAATGTTAGCACAGAAACTCGTTGAGATGGAAGTCAACGAGTTGACTGACTTGTTGGAGAAACTCAACAGAATGGATCGTGATGCTTATAGTGTGCTGAAAGAATTGGTTGATGACCTAATCTAAAGGAAAGTCATGTCCATCAGAATCAGTAATACCTCAATTCACTTTGGGAACTTTACCCTCACCTCAAATACTGAGGGATTTAGTTTTGATGGTAAGATTCGTGCCAAGCGTAGGTTTGTTGATAGCAAAACTCCAGGAGTACAAGGTCAGATTTCTGGATATGCGTCTGGTGGATACGCCCCAAGTATCACTAATACAATTCAGAAGTTTCCTTTTGCTGTAGACAATAATACTACTGATGTTGCTAACCTAACACAAGCAAGACAACAAGCATCAGGTGCTTCATCTAAAACACATGGATATTTTTCTGGTGGGGCATCGCCATCAACAGTAGATACTATCGAAAAGTTTCCATATGCTCTTGATGCTGACGCATCTGATGTTGGTAATCTCATTGCTGCCTCCAAAGATCACACTGGAAGTAGTTCAGATACTCATGGTTATGCACAAGGTACACCCGACCCCACTTCACCATCCGGCAATATTCAAAAGTTCCCATTTGCTACTGATACAAATGCGTCTAATGTGGCAGATTTGACCCAAGAACGAGTATTATCTGCTGGATCATCTTCTAGAACTCATGGATATACATCAGGTGGTTGGAATCCAGAGCGTAATACGATTGACAAATACCCATTTGCGGTAGATGCTAATGCAACCGATGTTGGTGATTTATCACGAACTTTACGACAATGCGTAGGTGGGCAATCATCAGTCAATGCATATGTAATGGGTGGTTCTTACAGTCATCCAGGTGCAGGAACTAAAGTAGATAGAATTCACAAATTACCATTTGCAACTGATACTAATGCTACAGATATTGCTAACCTTACTGTCGCCAGAAATTTTGCATCTGCACAGTCTTCTCTTACAAACCAGTATACTAGTGGTGGTAATGATCCCTCTTCTCAATCTACTGTAATTGATAAGATTCCTTTTTCCTCTGATGTCAATGCGAAGGATGTTGGTGATTTGCTTGCGGCGACTGCAAGTTCAGTGGGAGCACAAAACTAATGGCAATCAATATCACCCCCACAACAATTCAGGTCGGCAACTTTAAGTTCAGAGAAACTGACACGGGTATTGAGTTTACTGGTCAGGCAAACACTGCGGGGATTGTTAGTGGTCATCAAGCACAGGGTAGTGTGAGTGGGTATACGAGTGGTGGACTTACTTCACCTTCAACTCGTGTCAACACAATTGATAAGCATTCATTCAGTGTAGATAATAATGCGACTGATGTTGGTGATTTGACTGCCGCAAGGCAAAATCCAGCAGGGCAATCATCTTCTACACACGGTTACACATCAGGCGGTGATGCACCACCTCAAGTCAATACGATTGATAAGTTCCCCTTTGCGGTTGATGCCAACGCAACAGATGTTGGTGATGTCACACAGGCGAGAAGAGAAGCGGCAGGACAATCTTCATCAGTAAGTGGTTACTCTACTGGTGGTACACCAGGATCAGGTCAAACAAATATTATTGACAAGTTCCCATTTGCGACTGACAGTGATGCCACAGATGTTGGTGACTTGACAGCAGTAAGACAAGCACCCACAGGACAAAATTCAGATACTTTTGGATATACTTCTGGGGGTTACACTTCCCCAGGATCAACTGGAAGACGAAATATTATTGACAAATTTCCATTTTCAGTAGACACAAACGCATCAGATGTCGGTGATCTAACACAGGCAAGAAACGCACAATCTGGTCAATCGTCATCTACATTTGGATACAACTCAGGGGGGTATAGAACCCCCCCACCAACACCGGGTGTTGTCGATACAGTTGATAAATTTCCATTCTCTGTTGATGTAAATGCTACTGATGTTGGCAATTTGACACAAGGTAGATATTCTTTAGCAGGGCAGTCATCTATTGTATCAGGATACACAACAGGTGGTACTGCTCCAGTACCATCCACTGATGGGAACGTGATTGATAAGTTTCCTTTTGTTTCAGATAATAATTCAACTGATGTTGGTGATTTATCCCTAGCACGACTCAGGTCTGTAGGTCAACAAGTCTAACCACCCCACTCTGATACATATAAATAGAACAGAAATGTATCGGAGAATCAAATGGCAGTCCCAGCGTCAAGACAACAACTCAAAGATTATTGTCTCAGAAGATTAGGTTCGCCAGTTGTAGACATCAATGTTGATGATGAACAAGTCGATGACCGCATTGATGACGCACTAGAATACTATCAGGACTATCACTTTGATGGAACTGAACGAATCTTCCTCAAACACCAACTTACGGCAGACGAAATTACATCTGATGAAATTATAGTGCCAGATGCGGTGATTGGTGTCGTCAATATCTTTGACATCGGTGACGCAGTTCAGTCGTCTAATCTATTCAACATTCGCTACCAAATTCACCTCAACGACTTGTTTGACTTCACTAGCACAACCTATGTTCCGTATGTGAATGCGATGCGTCATATTGAGATGCTTGAAGAAATCTTTGTGGGTAAGAAACCAATCCGTTTTTCTCGTCACACCAATAAACTGCGTGTAGATAGTTTGTTTGAGCAAAACCCAGGTGAGTTTCTCATCATTGAATGCTATCGTATTCTTGACCCAGATACATTTACCGAAGTGTATGGTGATATTTGGTTGAGACGATATGCTACTGCACTCATCAAGCGACAGTGGGGCGAAAACCTGAAAAAGTTTGAGGGGATGCAATTACCCGGTGGTATCACATTCAATGGGCAGAAAATATGGGAAGAGGCAACAGAGGAAATCAATAAATTAGAAGAGGAGATGATTAGTTCATACTCACTTCCAGTTGCTGATTTTATGGGATAAGATATGCCCACCAACAAATATTTCAACAATTTTAACTACAGTCGTGAGCAAGATGTTCTTGAAGATTTGATTATCGAGAGCATCAAGCAGTATGGTCACGAAGTCAAATATCTTCCTCGCACTCTGGTTGAGCAAGATCATTTGTTTGGTGAAGCAAAACTGTCTAGTTTTAACGACTCTGTTCCTGTTGAAATGTACATCAAGAATGTAGAAGGATTTGAGGGTGAGGGGGATTTTCTCTCAAAGTTTGGAGTTCAGATACGAGACCAAGTAACCCTGACTATCGCAAAGAAACGATTTGATCAAGTGCGTGGGGGTGAGTCACTCCAAGACGAGGTTGGATATCAACTCCAAACCGAAGAGTATGATGCGAACAACCCATCTCGTCAGTTTTTGACCGACACCGCAAACACCTTTGGTTTTATGTTAGAGTCAGGCACTGCGGGTGCGAATAACTATACTATCACTGCCAATCGCCCGAATGAAGGGGACTTGATTTATTTTCCTCTGACAGATAAACTATTTGAAATTAAGTTTGTAGAACATGAAGCAGTATTCTATCAGATGGGGCGACTACAGACATATGACTTGCGATGCGAACTCTTTGAGTACAGTAGTGAGCGTATTAATACAGGTGATGCAAGTGTTGATGTGATTGAAGATGAACTGTCATTGGATATTCTCTTCAATGAGTTGACTCTTGAAGACGACACCACACTATTGGCAGAAGACGGTGATTCGGTAATGCAAGAATACATAGTTGAAACTACTGACAGTCAAGCAAACAATACATTCTTCACCACACAAGCAGCAAGTATTATTGACTTCAGTGAGCAAAGTCCGTTTTCAGAGGTGGATAGATACTAATGTTTGGGAATCAATATTATCATCAAGTGTTGAGAAAGTATGTTATTACTTTTGGCAACCTATTCAATGACATTATTGTACAACGTTTCAATAGTGCGGGTACACGCATTCAATCAATTGCAGTACCGATTGCCTATGGTCCCAAAGAAAAGTTCCTTGCTAGAATCAACTCCAACCCAGATTTAGAGAATGATGTGGCAATTCAGTTGCCTCGTATCGGGTTTGAGATGACGGGGATGACCTATGACCCATCTCGTAAGTTAGCAAAAACACAACAGAATCGTGCGATTGGAACCAGTAATCAAAACCTACGAACTCAATTTAACTCCGCACCATACAACATTGACTTTGCGTTGTCAATCTTTGTAAAGAATGCCGACGATGGTGTACAGATTATAGAACAAATTTTACCGTTCTTTACACCAGACTTTACTCCGTCTGTCAAGTTACTTCCAACAATGAATTTAACATTTGACATTCCTGTCATATTACAAAGTGTGACGATGGAAGATGCCTACGAAGGTGGTTTTGAAGAACGTAGAGCATTAGTATATACTCTTAACTTTATGATGAAGGGTTATATTTTGGGTCCAGTACAGACATCGGGTGTTATCAAACGTGTTCAGGTGGATACACACACCGATATTCCTTTAAACACCGCACGGTCAACTCGTGTGGTGGTGACTCCTGGTTTGTTTGCAAATGGGTCTCCGACTACCAACAGTTCGGCATCCATTGCGTCTAGTTTGATTAGTGCAAATAGTGACTTTGGTATTGCAGAGGACTTCTTCTTCTTTACCGATGGTCGAACATACAGTCCGACTGCGGGTGTGGATTCTGATGAATGATGATAAAAAAACAAACTTTGAGACAAGTATAGAACAATCACTAGGTATAGCACCATCTCCTGCAATTGTCAAAGACCAACCACCCAAAGAGGTTCCTCCAGAAACTCAACAGATAGAAAATGACTACACCTATGCCAGACAGAACTTGTATCAGATTATTGAAGCAGGTGGTTCGGCATTGGACGAACTTGTTCATCTTGCAAAGGCATCAGAGTCAGCACGAACCTATGAGGTAGTGTCACAGTTAGTCAAAACACTGTCTGATGCCAACAAAGATTTACTTGAAATCCAAAATAAAGTAAAGAAACTACGTCAAGACGAAAAGGGCAGAGTCACCAACAATGTCACCAATGCACTGTTTGTGGGTAGCACGGCAGAACTACAGAAGTTCATCAATCGTCGTGATGAAGATGGCAATATTATTGATGTAAAGGTAGACAATGGCAACGACTGATACTTATCTTGCGAACCCCAATCTCAAAAAATCAGGGGTTCAGGTAGAATATACTGAAGAACAAGTCGCAGAATATATCAAGTGTGCGAAGGACATCGTATACTTCATAAAAAAATATGTGAAGATTATTAACGTTGACCGTGGTTTAGTTCCATTTGACTTGTATCCATTCCAAGAAAATATGGTGAATCTGTTCACTAAGAACCGTTTTGTATTGACAAAGATGCCTCGTCAGTCTGGCAAGTCCACAACTGTTGTTGCCTACATGCTATGGAGAATTCTATTTACAGACAGTCAGTCTATCGCAATCCTTGCAAACAAAGGTGCATTGGCACGGGAAATGGTACATAGGATTCAACTCGCATACGAAAACCTACCAATGTGGATGCAACAAGGAATTGTTTCGTGGAATAAAGGGTCTATGGAATTAGAGAATGGTTCCAAGATTGTTGCAGCAGCAACATCATCGTCTGCTGTACGGGGTGGATCATACAACCTTATCTTTCTTGACGAATTTGCATTTGTTCCAAGAAATCTAGCAGAAGACTTCTTTGCGTCTGTGTATCCAACGATTTCATCTGGTAGCACTTCACAGGTTATTATCGTCTCTACACCAAACGGTATGAATCATTTTTACAAGATGTGGATTGATGCACTTGAAGGTCGTAGTGGATACAAAACACTGGAGGTTCACTGGAAAGATGTGCCTGGTCGTGATGAGAAGTGGCGTGATCAAACTATCAAAAACACCAGTGAAGAGCAGTTCAGACAAGAATTTGACTGTGAGTTTATTGGTAGTAACAACACACTCATCAATGGAATGAAACTCCGACAAATGCCATTCATACCACCTAAAGAAAAAAGAGGTGATTTGGATATATTTGAACCTCCTGTAAACAATCACATTTATTTTGCAATTGCAGATACGGCACGAGGTATTGGACTCGACTATTCGGCACTGACAATCTTTGATGGGACAACTATTCCATACAAGATGGTGGCAAAATATCGAAACAAAGACATTCTACCGTCCGTGTTTCCAGACCTTATTCGTAGTATCGCAACAGAGTACAATGACGCATTTGTCCTAGTTGAGAACAATGACATCGGTGGTCAAGTTGCGGATACATTACATAGAGACTTAGAGTATGATAATATGATTATGACCACCGTGCGTGGTCGGGGTGGTCAAAAAGTGGGTGGTGGATTCGCAAAGAATTCACAGATTGGTGTCAAGACTACACAGCAAGTCAAAAGAATTGGTTGTAACTCACTCAAAGAACTCATTGAGAACGACAAATTACTGATTGAGGACTTTGATACACTTGAAGAACTCGCATCTTTCGTTTCTAGACGCAACAGTTTTATGGCAGAAGAGGGTGCTCACGACGACTTAGTAATGACTTGTGTGTTATTTTCTTGGTTGATTCGTCAAGAGTATTTCAAGGAAATGACAGACCAAGATGTTCGGAAACTGCTTGCCGAAGAAAAGGCAAGACAACTAGAACAAGAGATGCTTCCTTTTGGTTTTTACGATGATGGAACTGAAGAAGTTATCATTGATAATAACGGTGATATGTGGAGACAAGATAGTTGGGCGATAGATACTGATCGTTGGTAAAAAAGATGTAATTTATAAATATCGGTGTAAAGATGAATAATACAGACCTCTGAGGAGAAAAATAATGGCATTCACTAAATCTCCGGGTATTACCGTCAGTGAGATTGACCTTTCTGCGGTCACTCCTGCAATCGGTACTACCGAAGCAGCAATTGCAGGTCATTTTCGTTGGGGTCCGGTCGGTGAAAGAGCACTGATTACGACTGAAGATGAGTTAGTAAAAACATTCCAAAGACCAAACGCAAACACAGCAGATGATTTCTTTACTGCTGCTAATTTTTTGGCATATGGTAATCAGTTGTTTACGACTCGTGTTGTTAACGAAGGTGGATCAACCGCAGAAAATGCAAGAAACGCAATTACAAATGCGGCAAATACTCAAAATACCTTAGTCAAATCAGAAGATGATTATGATGATCGGTTCCTTACAACTGTATTAGGTGGTTCTGCTGCAATTTCTGGAGTTGGTCCTTTTATTGGAAGATATCCGGGTGAACTTGGTAATTCACTGCGTGTATCGATTTGCCCAACCGCAACTGCATTCTCAAACGCAATCACTGGTAACGTATCAATCACATCAGGCACAACTGCACTGGCAGGAAATGGTACGTTCTTTACAAATCAACTCCGTTCTGGAGACATTCTTGTATTAGGACCTGCCCGTGAAGAGGTCAAAGTCAAGACGATTTCCTCAGACACAGCAGTCGTATTACAATCAAACTACCAAGGTAACACTATTGTCGATGGTAATAGTGCACATCGATCAAATGCAACTGTTCGTAAGTGGGAATACTTCCGTTTAGTAGACTCTGCACCAGGAACTTCTGCTTATGTACAGTCTCGTGGTGGTTCCGGTGACCAATTACATGTGGTTGTAGTTGATGAAAACGGTCAATGGAGTGGCACTGCAAATACAGTTCTTGAAGTGTATGAATCAGTATCAAAGGCAAGAGATGCAAAGAATCCACAAGGTTCTTCAATTTACTACCCATTGGTTATCAACGAATCATCTGAGTATGTGTTTTTCGCATCACACTCTGGTTCTTTGACAGGAGCGGGTGGATTATCAACCACATCATTTGGTGGTGCAGATGTTGCCAATACCGACAGTTTAATTTACGGTCGTGATGGTGCTTTACCAACAAACGGTGACTATCTGACAGGTTATGATTTATTCAATAATCCAGAAGATGTTGATATTTCATTCGTATTGGGTTCAGGGGCAAACCAAACTCGTGCAATTGATCTTATCAATAACCTTGCAGAACAAAGAAAAGACTGCGTGGTTGTACTTTCACCAGAAAGAACAGATGTTGTCAACAACTCATCGTTCCCAGGAAAAGAAGCAGAAGATGTAGTTACATTCCGTAATACACTTCCATCGTCTTCATTTGCGATTATGGATTCTGGTTTCAAGTATCAGTACGACAAATATAACGATGTCTACCGTTATGTCCCACTGAATGGTGACACAGCAGGTATTATGGCACGTTCCGATACACAAAGAGACCCTTGGTTCTCACCAGCAGGTTTCTCTCGTGGTCAGGTTAAGAATGTTATCAAGTTGGCATTTAACCCACGCAAAGCAGATCGTGAAGTTCTGTATGCGGCAGGTGTTAACCCTGTTGTTACATTCCCAGGACAGGGAACTGTGCTGTTCGGTGACAAGACACTACTTGCACAACCATCAGCATTCGATAGAATTAATGTTCGTCGTTTGTTCATTGTGCTTGAAAAAACAATATCAATCGCATCAAGACAATCACTCTTTGAGTTCAATGATGAAATCACAAGATCGCAATTTGTCAACTTGGTTGAACCTTTCTTGCGTGAAGTACAAGGTCGTCGGGGTATTACTGACTTCCGTGTTATTTGCGACGAGTCGAATAACACTGGCGAAGTGATTGATCGTAACGAGTTTGTGGGCGACATATTTGTCAAACCAAATCGTTCAATCAACTTCATTCAGTTGAACTTTGTTGCAGTTAGAACGGGTGTCGAGTTCAACGAAGTCATTGGTGCTGTATAAATAGAAGGACTAGAGGAGAGAACACATGGCATTTAGCGTAACTCAGTTCGCAGCACAAGGACTTCCATTTGGAGGGGCGAGACCGTCCCTCTTTGAAGTTGACATTCAAACTCCTGCAGGAGTTGACAATGTTGCCGATGTAATGCGTTTTGTTGTACAGGGAGCACAGATTCCGGCAGCAACAGTCGCATCAATTGATGTTCCTTACTTTGGTCGTCAGGTCAAGGTTGCAGGAAACAGAACCTTTGCTGATTGGACACCAACTATTCTGAACGACGAAGACTTTAGAGTCCGTAATGCAATGGAGCAGTGGTCGAACAAGATCAATTCATTCCAGAGTAATCTGAGAGAAGGTACGAACCTTTTGGGCGAATACAGAACCTTAGCAAATGTAACTCAGTTTAGTAAAACTGGTGCTAAATTGCGTACATATCGGTTTGTGAATATCTTCCCTACCGAAGTATCAACAATTGATTTGAGTTGGGAAACTGACGCAATTGAGACTTTCACGGTCAACTTTGTGTATGATTATTGGGAAGTCACAGATTCAAGCAATGGTCTGAATTTAAACGTCAACTTCAGTTTTTAACTAAGACGAGTAAAAACCGTGCGATGGGAGTGACCCTAAATATAAGGGAAACTCCCATTTTTTTAGGTGTATACAATGGCAATAGATTTATTCGGATTTCGTATTGGTCGAGTAGAAGACGAAATCAAGAAAACCGAAGAAGTTCCCTCATTTGTCCCACCCCCAAATGACCAAGGTGCAGTAGACCTTGCGTTAGGTGGTGGATACGGTAGTGTAGTTGACCTTGAAGGAACCTCAAAAAGTGAAGCAGAACTTGTTACAAAATATCGTGAGATGTCACTGCAACCTGAATGTGATATGGCAGTTGATGATGTTATCAACGAAGCAATTGTCATGGATGAGCGTAAAGACCCCGTATCAATTGTATTAGATGATGTAGACGCATCATCTGCTATCAAAAAACGTATCTCTCAAGAATTTCAAGTATTACTTTCTACTTTGGACTTTGCTGATCGTGCTTATGACATCTTCCGCAACTTCTATGTGGACGGTCGATTGTATTACCACATTATGATCAACGTGAAGAATCCAAGAGAAGGTATTAAAGACCTCCGTTATATTGACCCCCGTAAGATTCGTAAAGTTCGTGAAACAAAACGAGACAAAAAACAGTCCATAAAAGACACACAGAAAGCAAATCATCCCGGATACAACGAATACTACTTGTATGCACCTAAAGGTTTAACAAGTACGACTCAAACTGCTATTAAGGTTTCTACAGATTCAATCTGTCATGTGACATCTGGTCTGATGGATCAGAGAAACAGTATGTCACTATCGTATTTACACAAAGCAATCAAACCACTAAATCAACTGCGTATGTTGGAAGATGCAGTTGTTATCTATCGTTTATCTCGTGCACCCGAACGTCGAATCTTCTATATCGATGTAGGTAACTTACCGAAGATGAAGGCAGAGCAATATGTGCGTGATATGATGACACGGCACAAGAATAAACTTGTATATGATTTGGAAACAGGGCAAGTCCGTGATGACCGTAAGATGATGACAATGATGGAGGATTTCTGGTTGCCTCGTCGTGAAGGTGGTCGGGGTACAGAGATTACAACTTTACCCGGTGGTCAGAACTTGGGTGAGATGGATGATGTAGATTATTTCCGTAAGAAACTCTATAAAGCACTTAATGTTCCTACATCTCGTATTGAGCAAGATAATGCATTTAATTTAGGTCGTGCGTCTGAAATCACACGAGACGAACTGAAGTTTTCCAAGTTTGTGAACCGATTGCGTAGTCGTTTCTCAATGTTGTTTGACAATCTACTTGAAATTCATTTGACACTTCAGGGTGTTGTGACTCGTGAAGAATTCAAAAAGATGCGTCAGCGTATTCGTTACGATTATGTTGAAGACAACCATTTTTCTGAACTCAAAGAGACAGAAATTCTGACAGGACGTTTGTCTCTACTCCGTGAAATCGACGAGTACACAGGTAAGTATTTCTCAGAACGTTGGGTTCGTTCTAATATTCTCCGTATGTCCGAAGAAGAAATTTCGGGTATGGATAAAGAGATAGATAAAGAACAAGCAGAAGAAGGTGATGGTGACGAACAACTCGCAGATATGGGAGTCGGTCAAGACCAAAGAGAAGAGTACACTGTTGAACCATTTATTGCAAATACTGAACCGACTTTAGAAGAGAAAGAACTTGTCGAGAATATGTCTCAGATGTTAGAAGAGGCAGGAATCGACGATTTGTTTGAAGAAATCAAAGATGATGAGTGAAGTAGAACAATCGAAACTGCTACAGGCAGCACTTCAATTAGCACGAAGGGAAATAGACCAAGTTCGTGTTGAGTTTGAGGAACAACTTTTAGAGTTTACTCGCACATCTCTAATAGAGGGTGTTCAGGGTCCGCCTGGTCCTCCAGGACCGAAGGGTGATCCGGGTCCCGACAGAGTTGTCACGATTGAATCCAAAGGTCCCATTGGGGATAAAGGTGATAAGGGTGACGATGGTCGTGCTGTCGATAAAGCATACATTCACGAAGATAATCTTTTCATTCAATTCAATGATGGTGAAGAAATCCAAGTCGGTCAGGTCGTTGGTCCCAGAGGGGGTCAAGGTATTCCGGGCAACCGAGGTCCTATTGGTGAGCAAGGTGAGATTGGTCCCAGAGGTGAGAAGGGAGACAAAGGCGACAAAGGTGACCGTGGAGAGAAGGGCGAACAAGGCATCCAAGGTCAACGAGGAACCCAAGGTCCAATTGGACCCAAGGGTGATCAGGGTGATCAGGGTGATCAGGGTATCCAAGGTGAACAAGGTATCCAAGGCATACAAGGTGAAAAGGGTGACCGTGGTGAACGAGGCGAACGGGGACCACAGGGCATTGAAGGCAAACAAGGACCGGAAGGTCCATCAGGTCGTGATGGCACTTTAGTTGACACAGATCAAATTCGTAAGAGTATTGAAGATAACCTCAAAGGATTCAAATCTGAGATTGAAGCACAAGTTACTCGTGCGAAGATGCAAGCATCAGGTTCAGGTGGTGGTGGTGCTGTCCAAATCCGTGAACTATCAGATGTCAATCGTCAGTCGGCACTCAATGATAACTTCTTTCTCAAATATGATGGAACGTCTGGTAAATTTGTTGGCAATACGGTAACCACCACAATTACGATTCAAGAAGAAGGGGTGGATGTTACATCTGCAACAACACTAAACTTTGTTGGTGCAACAATCACCGCATCTAACACGGGTGTCAATGTTGTCAATATTAATAGTAATCCTGAAGCAACATTCGCATCTAATGCAACATTCCAAGCAGCATTAGCAAATACAAATCTAGCGATTACAGACCGATTTCAATCTGCAAATCTGTCAGTTACAGCAGATGCTTCTTCAATCACCACGACACAGCAGAACGTTGATTTAGAAGATAAGGCACTAGTCAATCCAGTAGGGTTTATCACACTCAATATTGGTGGTGTAAATTATAAACTGCCCTATTTCTCTTAGTTATAAATAGAGTGAGGAATTGGAGAATTACGCATGGCAAATCAACTTTACACTAAGGCAAAAGAAGATTTCCTTAATGGCAATTTGAACTTGTCATCAAACACAATTACAATTTGTCTTGTTGATACTGGCGATTATACCTTCAATGCATCTCATGAAAATCGTGCGAATATTGCAAATGCTGCTATTGTAGCAACCGCTAACTTAGCAGGTAAATCTACAACTAGTGGTATATTTGATGCAACTGATGCGGTTTTTTCTAGCGTAACGGGTGATCAATCAGAGGCATTAGTGCTTTATCACAATGTTGGTAATGCTGAAGGTAGTTTGGCAAATCAGGCATCTTCACGACTAATTGCTTACATTGATTCAGCAACTGGTTTACCTGTTACGCCATCTGGTGGTGATATTACTGTAACATTCAGTAATGCATCAACTAAAATATTTTCGTTGTAAGGAATAAAATATGAGCATTGAGTCAGCAATTCAACACGCAGTCAATGGTGAAACAACAGAGTTTAGAGATGAGGTGCATGTTGCACTCATGGACAAAATAAAAGACGCAGTGGCATTAAAGAGAGTTGAAGTTGCTACTGGACTGTTTAACGATCAGGAGGTTACACATGTCGAAGACATTCCGTCAACTGATGACTGAAAGATCAGCAGACGATTACGTTAACAAACCTGTCGATGACGAAGAAGCAACACGCAAAAAAAAGTATCGATCAAAGGGTGAGCAAGACTTTGCGGATCAACATGCAGTTATAAAAACTGATCATCCTGTTGCTACTGATGCACAGTTTTCCTCTAGCAAGATTTCTTCTGTTCCGCAAAAAGGATTTGACCCAAGCACTGCGGGTGAAATGAAACCAATTCCACAAGGTGGAAGTGCGAAGTCGTTCAAAGAAGCATTCATGGACAAAGAGGTTGATTTGTCTGAAGGTGTTCTTGAAACATTGAGAAAAATTGTCAAAGATAAATCAGCACAGACAGTTAAGTTCAAAAATAATAAGTCACTAAAAGTTGACATGACGACTGCTAATGCTCTGGTTCGGGTTCACGATAATCTAAACGATACGAATCAGAAACGTTTTGCACAGCAGTTAGATAAGGGACCTTCTGCTTTTATGAAAATGGCAGATTTTGCATTTAGTGTAGGTAAATAACGATGGCAATTACAAGACTTACCTCAAATCAAATAAAGGGTGTTAATCATGGCGGTAGTGGTTATGTAACTATTCACACTGATCAAACAGCATCGATTGATCTAAATAGACCATCTGCGGGTGTGCATCTTGCGGCAAATGCCATAGGTGAAACTGTTACTGCAATGCATATTGCTAAAGTTATTTGTGCAGCAAATAATTGTGGTTTTGACGTTTCTCGTGGTGCGAACTTAGTTGGTTCGTTTACTGGTGTCAATACAACAGATTATCAAGAAGAAAACATTCGATTAGAGTCGGGCGGTGATCCACAGTCTAACCTTGTGATTACAAAGGTTGGTATTGGTAATGGTACATTGACGGTCAAACTCCATAAGCAGTCGGGGTCATAACAATGAAACTTATTACCGAAGTCATTGAAGAAGTCCAAGTTGTTACCGAAGCAAAAGAGAACGGTGATAAGAGTTACTTTATCGAAGGCATTTTCATGCAAGGCAATCAAAAGAACCGCAACGGTCGAATCTATCCTGTTGACGTTCTTGAGCGTGAAGTTGATCGTTACAACAAAGAGTATATTCAAAAGAATCGTGCGTATGGTGAGTTAGGGCATCCCCAAGGTCCAACCATCAACCTTGATCGTGTATCGCATATGATCAAAGAGTTGTATCGTGATGGTGACAATTTCAAGGGTAAAGCAAAAATTATGGACACTCCAATGGGCAACATCGTCAAAAATTTGATGAATGAGGATGCGACATTGGGTGTATCATCAAGGGGTATGGGTTCACTCAAAGCAAAGAATGGAGCGAACGAAGTACAAAAAGATTTCTACCTTGCGACTGCAGGTGATATTGTTGCTGACCCATCAGCACCAAATGCTTTTGTAGAAGGCATTATGGAAGGCAAAGAATGGGTTTGGGACAACGGTATCATCAAAGAAGTTGATATTGTCAATTATCGTGACGAAATCAATGAGTCTATTCGCAAGCGTCAGAAAGAAGAAGCAACAATGCAGGTATTTGAAGACTTTTTGCAGAAATTGCGGAAACTTTAACATTTTATAAATAATATCATAAATGAATTCTGATAGGAGAAAAACAATGTCAGATCAGGAAAGGGAACTTTGCCACTCAAAGACCCATGACTGTGCGGTTGTTGTAGAACATCCAGTGTGGGGTATGGGCAAACCACTTTACGAATCACATGCTGTTCCAGATGACAACGGTTATGTTGCTTGGTATGATGTCGAGTTCGATCACGGCATTGAGCGTGAGGTTCCAGCAGAAGATATGGAAATCCATATCATGGAAACTCATAATGAAGGGGTGCACAAGAATGGTAAGAAAATGATGAATTCATCTAAGAAAGCATCTTTTGGTGATCCGTCTGAAGTGCCAAGTCCTGTAGCAACTGGCAGTGTTGCCCGTCCTCAAGATGATAACGAGGGTGACAAGAAACCAATGAAAATGCCAGGCACAAAAGTTGGTATGATCAACGCAATGGTCAATAAAATGGCAGACATGAAAGTTGATGAACTCAAAGCGGCATTTGGTGGTATGTATGCCGCTATGCATCCAGAGGGTATGCATCCAGAGGGTATGCATCCAGAGGGTATGCATAAAGAGAAGGTTGCTCGTCCACAGGACAAGTCACAAGGTGACATGACTCCTGTTATGCAAGGCAATTCAAAAATTAAAGAAATGAAGTATAATAGTGAAGACGTTGATGTCGGAGAGGATATTAAGAAAATCTTTGAGGGAACTGATCTTTCCGAAGAATTTACAGAAAAAGCAACAACTCTGTTTGAAGCAGCAGTTGTTTCTAAGATTAACGAATCTGTAGAACTTCTTGCTTCACAAGCAGAAATCGCACTCCAAGAGCAAATTGATCAGATAAACGAAGAGTTAACCGAAAAGGTTGACGCATATCTTGACTATGTTGTTGAAGAGTGGATGGAGGAAAACAAACTCGCAGTAGAACGTGGTGTCAAATCAGAACTCGTAGATGACTTCTTGTCAGGACTCCGCAACTTGTTTGCAGAACACTATATTGACATTCCAGAAGAGAAGGTTGATGTTGTTGAAGAACTAACAGATAAAGTTGAAGAACTTACTGCATCTCTAAATGAAGAGATTGAAAAGAATATCTCTCTCAAGAAAGAGTTTACAGGTACTAAGCGTCAGCAGATCGTTTCTGCTGTGAGCAAAGGACTTTCAGAGAATCAAGCAGACAAACTTGCTTCTCTATCTGAGGGTGTTGATTATGTTGACGAAGACGACTTTGCCTCAAAATTGGAAACCATCAAGGAAACCTATTTTGGTGACAAAGAAGCATTCACTGAGTCAACCTCAATTACTGGTGTTGATGAGGCAATTGATTTGACTGAGGAGACCGATGAAGTAACTGATCCTACGATGTCTGCATATGCATCTGTCATTGCAAGACAAGTTACTAGAAAGTGACAATAATATAAATAAACAAGTAAATGTGGAACAAAACAAATAGGGAGAACCACAATGCACTCGCTCAATGAAGCAATCACTACAAAGTGGAAGCCGGTGCTTGATCATCCCGATCTCCCAGAGATCAATGATGCTCATCGTCGCTCCGTAGTAGCACAACTTTTAGAAAACCAAGAACACTCTGCTCGTGAGCAGGGACAAGGTTCTGGTGGATATTCTGCCCCCGGACTTTTAGGGGAAGCAGCACCTACTAACGCATATGGCGATGGTGCTACAGGTATTGATTCTTTCGATCCAGTTCTTATTTCACTGGTTCGTCGTTCTATGCCAAATCTGATCGCATATGATATCTGTGGCGTACAACCAATGACAGGTCCTACTGGATTGATCTTTGCTTTACGTTCACGTTTCTCTACACAGTCAGGCACAGAGGCACTGTACAATGAAGCGAACACTACGTTCTCTCGTTCAGCAGCAGGTAACACAGCATCTAGTCTCGTAGTTGCAAACACAACTGGTGGTAAGGCACAGACTTCTTCTGACCCAACAACTCGTACTGTTGCGGCAACTGGTACTGGATATACAGTTTCAACTGGTATGACAAACGCACAGGCAGAAGCACTTGGCGATGGCACTCAAAATGCATTCCAAGAGATGGCATTCTCAGTAGAGAAGGTTTCAGTAACTGCGGTTTCTCGTGCACTCAAGGCAGAGTACACAATGGAACTTGCTCAAGACTTGAAGGCAATTCATGGTCTTGACGCAGAGACAGAACTTTCAAACATTTTGTCTTCTGAAATCCTTGCTGAAATCAACCGTGAAGTTGTTCGTACAATCAACTTCTCTGCACAAGCAGGTGCTCAAGACAACGTAACTACAGCAGGAACGTTTGACCTTGACGTTGATTCAAACGGTCGTTGGATGGTTGAGAAGTTCAAGGGTCTCATGTTCCAAATCGAACGTGAAGCAAACGAGATTGCCAAGCAGACTCGTCGTGGTAAGGGTAACATCCTCATTTGTGGTTCTGATGTAGCATCAGCACTTCAGATGGCAGGTGTCCTTGACTATGCTCCTGCTCTTGCAAACAACCTGAACGTTGACGACACAGGCAACACATTTGCCGGTGTACTGAATGGTCGTATCCGTGTCTATGTTGATCCGTACTTTGACTCTTCAGCAGGTAACCAATACTTTACAGTCGGTTACAAAGGTTCTTCAGCATTTGACGCAGGTCTTTTCTACTGCCCATACGTCCCACTCCAGATGGTTCGTGCGGTTGGTGAAGATACTTTCCAACCTAAGATTGGATTCAAGACTCGTTATGGTATCGTAGCAAATCCATTTGCAACCGTTAATGCTAATGGTGTAATTGGTTCTGGTCTAACTCCAAATCTGCGTAACATCTACTACAGATTGGTTGCAGTATCCAACCTGATGTAAAATAATAAGACTTGGGAACACCAAGCATGAGGGGGTCGCAAGACCCCCTTTTTTTATGCCTAAATAGTATAGAGGTGACATATGGCAGTAAATGTATCTGCAAACGTATCGATTGGTGCGTTGGCATCACAACCCGATTCTTTGAACTTTCTTTCTCCGCTTGGATTCCGTTTGACAATCAATCGGATACCTAGCGTGATATATTATTGTCAGGCAGTTACATTACCTGAAATGTCAATTGATGAACTTGAAACACAGACACCATTTGTTGCACTCAAAAACCCAGGATCAAAGTTGAGATTTGGACCTGTCGTTATTCGATTTCGGGTCAACGAAAATATGAGAAACTATATTGAAATCTACAACTGGTTACATGCACTGGGTCGTCCAGATAGTTTTCAACAGACTTTAGATTGGGCAACATCGCAAGATTCACCCAAAACTTCAAAGACATCTGAAATAATCAACCAACTGTCGGATGGTGCATTGTCAGTGTTAACAAGTGCTAATAACCCGTCTATTCGCATAAAATTTTTAGATATGTTTCCTACATCATTGACAGCACTAGACTTTGATGCTACACTAACAGATGTGGAGTACCTAGAAGCATCGGTACAGTTTGCCTATAGAAAATATGAGATTGAAATATTGTAATGAAATTAGACCAGATTATTGAGGAGTGGCGTAAAGACGCTCTATTTGACGATGTATATCTTGATTCTGAATCCTTAAAAATTCCAAGTTTACATAATAAGTATTTGAAGATTTTATCTCAATCTAGATTGACGTTGCGTAAACTCAAGATTGAAAGAAAGAATCTGCAAAAGGTATTGCGTGAGTATTATCTTGGAAATCTAAACAGCCCAGAAGACCTTGCTGATATTGATCGTCAACCGTGGGTTCATAAAGTAATGAAGCAAGATGTGAGAGAGTATATTGACACTGATGATGAAATGATTGAACTTGATAAGAAAATTGAATATACAGAGGAAAAGATTGAAGTGGTGCAAGAGATTCTCAAGATGATCAATGCCCGTGGATATCAAATTAATAATGCGATTAAATGGCGAGAACTTACAAAATTCGCACAAGACTGATATCACGGTCGAACCGATAGACGAAGCATTTGTTCGTGTTCGTGCCGAAGGAGGCACGTTTCGTGAACTCGTCGATTATTTTACGTTTGAAATCCCAGGTGCACGGTTTATGCCCGCATATCGAAACAAAATGTGGGATGGTAAGATACGTCTTCTCAATAATATAAATAAGACACTGCCCAAAGGATTACTCCAGTACATAGCAAAGTTTAGTGAAAGCAGAAAATACACCATAAGTTTTCATGATGACCTAGTGTACGACGATGAGTTTTCTATTGCTGAAGCAGAAGAGTATATTCAAAAACTCAACCTAAAACTTAAACCTCGTGACTATCAAATCAAAGCATTTGTCCATGCGATACGCAAGAGAAGGGCACTCCTGCTTTCACCTACTGCGTCAGGTAAATCTTTGATTGCATACTTAATATCAACCTATTACCTACAAGCAGTAGATCGCATCCTTATCATTGTTCCAACGGTATCTCTTGTGCATCAAATGGTCAAAGATTTCATCGACTATGGTATGCCAGATTCTATGCTCAAGGGTATCATGGCGGGCGTAGATAAATCCACAGTCAAACCAGTGACTGTCACTACTTGGCAATCCATACACAAGATGCCAAAGTCATGGTTTCAACACTTTGGTTGTGTCATTGGTGATGAGGCACATCTGTTCAAATCAAAATCGTTGACTAATATCATGAATAAGATGGTGGATGTTGAATATCGGTTTGGTTTGACCGGGACATTAGATGGAGCACAAACACACAAACTCGTACTTGAGGGATTGTTCGGTCCTGTCAAGCAAGTCGTCAAGACAAAGGAACTGATTGAAAAGGGTTCATTGTCACCTTTCAAAATCAAGGTGATTATACTGCGATATGACATCGAAACAAGAAAGAACTACAGTAACTCGCTGTATCAAGATGAGATGGAGTTCATACATTCGCATGACAAAAGAAATAAATTCATCAGAAACCTCGCATTATCCCTCAAAGGAAACTCACTCGTTTTGTTCAAATTGGTTGACAAACACGGTAAAATATTGTACAATGATATACAAGAACATGCAAAAGATGGTCGTCATATCTTCTTTGTGCATGGTGGGACAGATGCCGACACGAGAGAGAAAATACGGGAAATCACAGAAAACGAAAAGGATGCAATTATTGTTGCGTCCTATGGTACTTTTAGTACAGGTATCAATATTCGTAATTTGCACAATATTGTTTTTGCTAGTCCTTCCAAATCTCGTGTTCGTAATCTTCAATCTATAGGTCGGGGATTGCGTAAATCGGAACACAAAGAACAAGCAGTATTGTATGATATCGCAGATGATCTGTCATATAAAAAGAAAAAGAATCATTCTCTCAGGCATCTATCGGTTCGATTAAAAATGTATCAAGAAGAAATGTTTGAATTCAAAACTTATAAGGTGGACTTCAATGAGTGATGTGTTTTATATGAAATTGACGAATGGTGAAGATATCATTTGTAAGATAGAGAAAGAAGATAATGAAAACCAAATGTATTTCATCAGTAATCCTTTAAAGGTAAGCTATAACTTTGTTCCAGAAAATAATCGCATGTCTATGGGATTGAGTTATTGGATTCCTCTTGCTGAATCTTCTGTTGTGACTGTCTACTTTGATCATGTAATTGCAATGTCAAAACTACAAGATGAAATGAATAAGTTTTACTTCAGTTCTATTGAAGAATCGGATGATGAAATTATTAATGATGGGGAGGAAGATGAAGTGCTTGAAGAGTATTTGAATGAAGTAAACTCAGATATTTCTAAAAAATTAATATCGGCAAACACGGTACATTGATACTATCTGCCGATGGAACATTATTATTATACACGAGGAGTTAAGTTTTGTCAACCGGAAAACCAAAAAAGAAACGAGTCCGTCAAAATTATGTTGACAATAAACAGTTTCTTGTTGCAATGATTGAATACAAAGAAAGTGTTATTGAGGCAAAGGAAAAGGGCAACCCTCGTCCTGTTGTGCCGACATATGTTGCATCTTGTATTATGAAGATTTCAACTCACCTCGCACACAAACCAAACTTCATGAATTACAGTTTTAAAGAAGAAATGGTGAGTGATGGCATTGAGAACTGTTTACAGTACATTGATAACTTTAATCCAGAAAAGTCGAAGAACCCATTTGCATACTTCACACAGATTGTTTACTATGCATTCCTACGAAGAATCCAAAAAGAAAAAAAACATTTGTACACCAAATACAAACTGACTGAACATGTCAACGTGTTTGATCAGACATCTGAAACTCAAGCACACGATTCCAATGGAGTCAAAATGTATGATGATAGCATCAAGCAAAGTGAGTGGTCAGAAGAATATATGAATCAGTTTATTCTCGACTTTGAAGAGAACAAGCGTAAAAAACGAATCAAACGTAAATCGACTGTTGATCAATTCGTAGAGGAAGAAGATGGAACGAGGTAAGAGAATTCTGATTATGGGTCTACCGGGTGCGGGTAAGACCACACTCACAGAGCAAGTGATTTCATTGATGGGGTCAGACCGTGTGACTTGGTTCAATGCCGATAGAGTGCGTGAGGAGTACGAGGATTGGGACTTCTCACCTGAAGGGAGAGAACGTCAAGCAAAAAGAATGGCACAAATGTCAGAAGTGGTTGCGAGTGGTGGCACTCATGTCATTTGTGATTTCGTATGTCCAACTGATGAATTGCGTGAATTATTCAATGCCGATATTACGATTTGGGTTGACACCATCGAAAAAGGTAGGTATAATGATACTAATTTACTGTTCCAAAAACCAACCAAGTATGACTTGCGTTTGACTGAATGGGACTTTGTGAATCCGTACAGGGTAGAACATTTGATTGAACCATATGTGTGGGACAACAAAGCACCGACAGTCCAAATGCTTGGGCGGTGGCAACCGTGGCACAAGGGGCATCAGACACTGTTTGAGGAGTCTCTGAAACGTGCAGGTCAAGTTCAGATTATGGTAAGGGATGTACAGGGGGTCGATGGTAAGAATCCATTCGACTTTGATTTTGTCAAGTCAAGAATTATTGATGCGTTGTCTCCTTTATATGGGGATAGGTTTAGAATAATTCAAGTGCCTAATATTACAAATATTGTGTATGGGCGAGATGTTGGTTATAAGATTGAAGAGGTTGTGTTGCCAAAAGAAATCCAAGAAATTTCGGCAACCAAGATTCGTAAAGAGATGGGAATTGGATGAAGATTGCACTGATCACCGACACGCATTGGGGGGCAAGAAATGATTCTCAGGTATTTACTGACTATTTTACTGACTTCTATGATAACGTGTTTTTTCCTTATATTGATGATCACGACATTGACACTATTGTTCACTTGGGAGATATTGTTGATCGGAGAAAGTTTATTTCTTATGTTACACTCAGATCATTTAGGGATCATTTTGTGCAACCAATGGCAGATCGAAACATCAACTTCCACTGTATTGTCGGTAACCACGACATCCCCTACCGAAATACAAATGATATCAATGCAATGCGTGAAATCTTTGGTAGTTCCGTAGGTAAAATTTATTGGGAGACACAAGAGGCATCATTTGACGGTCTCAAGATTCTGATGATGCCGTGGATAAACAACACCAACTACAACTCCGCAATCAATAAGATGGAGCAGACAGACGCACAAGTGATGTTCGGTCACTTTGAGATTGCAGGATTTGAAATGATGCGAGGTCAAACTTGTGACCACGGGATGCCAATCAAGCACTTCCAAAAGTTTGATATGGTATTGTCGGGTCACTTCCATCATAAATCTACACAGGGCAATATCACATACTTGGGCAATCCATATGAGATAACTTGGGGTGACTATGATGATCCTCGTGGTTTCCACATTTTTGATACAGACACTCGTGAATTGGAGTTCATCCAGAATCCGATTCGCATGTTCCATAAAGTATGGTATAACGATGATCAGTATAATTTAGATCAGATGATGAACTTGGACTTTGACCACTTCAAGGGTAAGTATATTAAAGTCATCGTTCAGACCAAAAAGAACCCATATTGGTTCGACCAGTTCCTCGACAAACTCTATAAGTGTGACCCCACACATCTGACAATTGTTGAGGATAATAAGAACTTGGATTTGGAAAAAGATGAAGAGATTATGGATGCCGAAGACACACTGACAATTCTCAACAAGTATGTTGATGGTATAGAATCAGATGTTGATAAAAAGAAACTGTCTGGTTTGTTGAATGATTTGTATACTGAGGCACTTTATATCGAATGATTATCTTTGAAAAGATTCGTTGGAAGAATCTACTTTCAACTGGAAATCACTTTACAGAGGTTGACTTTACTCGATCACTAAACACACTGATTATCGGTGAGAACGGTGCGGGTAAGTCCACTATTCTAGACGCACTTTGTTTTGTTCTGTTTGACAAACCATTCCGAAAAGTTAAGAAAGGGCAACTCATTAACTCAATCAATGAGAGAGATTGTTTGGTTGAGATTGAGTTCCACATTGGCAATCGGAAATACAAGGTGGTGCGTGGGCAGAAACCTGCTAAGTTTGAAATCTATCAGGATGACAAACTACTTAACCAACCTGGATCAAAGCGAGATTATCAAGATACACTAGAACGACAAATTTTACGACTGAACTTCAAGTCGTTTACGCAGATTGTGATTCTTGGCAATGCGTCATTCACTCCGTTTATGCAACTCAAAGCAGCAGACCGTCGAATGGTAATTGAAGACTTGCTCGACATCGGCATCTTCTCGTCGATGGGGCAGTTGCTCAAAGAACGTATCGCAACCAATAAAGGTGAGCGCAACGATGTTGACTACAACATCAAACTTTCAGATGATAGATTACAGATTCAAAAGCAGAATCTGAAAGAGAAGCAACAGCAACAGAAAGACGGTGTAAAGGTAAAACAGGAACTAATCAAAGAGTATCAAGATGAAAAAACAGAAATCATCAAACAAGGAAAGCAACTGGCACAAGAAGTCAAAGTTCTCGCAGAAAACATTGGAGACACAGAAAGACTTAGAGATCAGATTCGGAAAGTTGAAAGAACAGAGCAAAGACTAGAAGATGAAATCAAACGACTCAATAAAGAGATAAAGTTCTATGAAGATAACGACCACTGCCCGACTTGTGAGCAAGAACTGGATGAACTCGTTGCCGCAACACATACCGCCCAACGAAAGAGCAAGATTATTGATTTACAGAATCAGAGCAGAGACACAAAATCTGAATGGGACACGATTCGGGGACAACTTGACTCGATTGAAACTAAAGCGGAAGAACATTCTAAGAAAACTCAACAAGGGGTCTTACTATACAAGCGAACTCGTGACATTGATGCAAACATCCAAACGGTTCAAGATGAAATCGAAAACCTACAGAACACTGTTCTCGACTCAGAAAATTCAAAGATTGCTGAACTTGAGACACAACTCACAGATTACCGAACACAGAAAGAGTCCTTATTAGGGGAAAAGGAACTCCTAGACATCGCATCTGTTTTACTGAAAGACAGTGGTGTTAAGTCACGCATTATCAAACAGTATGTGCCAATCATCAACAAGTTGGTGAATAAGTATCTAGCGGCAATGGAGTTCTTTGTGCAGTTTGAACTAGACGAGAACTTTGACGAGAAGATTCTATCTAGGCATCGTGATGACTTTACCTATGCATCATTCTCTGAAGGTGAGAAGATGCGAATTGACTTGGCACTACTGTTTACTTGGAGAGCAGTATCAAAACTGAAGAACTCAACCAACACCAACCTGTTGGTTCTTGATGAAGTGTTTGATGCGTCACTTGATACCAATGGGTGTGACGAGTTTCTCAAACTGATACATTCATCTTTAGATGATACAAATGTGTTTGTTATATCACATAAAGGTGACATTTTGTATGACAAGTTTAGGTCAGTCATTCGATTTGAGAAGCACAAAAATTTTAGTAGGATTGCGAAATGAAAACTAAACAAATTGGTGTAACACCGGATGAAATCACTACTGAACTAAGTCGGATGTTTGACTATAAGTTTAGTGGCATCAGTAAATTTGATATTCCACAAATCTCTACATTTGATAGGCAAATGTATATCGATCAACCATATAATATCGGATTGATTGTGGGTCCTTCAGGTTCTGGCAAATCAAGTCTACTCAAAGAGTTTGGTTCGACCGGCAATCCATTTTGGTCAAAGATCAAATCTGTGGCATCTCATTTTGATAGTGCCGACGATGCAGTTGAAAAGTTTGGTGCGGTGGGGTCTC